TAATATATCGTTATCCATTTTGTTGTGACCTATCTATTAAAGCATAACTTATCAGACCTTGTATTTTACTACTGCCTGTAGCTGCTTGTACAGTTATAGCATCCCCTGCTTCTAAATTCAAGCCTTGGGGTGAAGCGTTTACTTGTGACTTAGCCGCCAGGTCGTCACGAAAAAATTCATACTCAGTATTTGAGTCAGATGAATCAACAAAATTCATATTTACTACAATGGCTGATGATGCATCGTTATTTGCACAATAAATACTTTTAACTATAATCGCTCCATCAGTAGGACAAGTAAGCACTGTAGTCTTGCTTGTATCAGATTGTTTAAAACCTTGATTTTTGTATTGTATTGTCATGACATGAAGTAATTAAATATATTTTGTTCTTCTTTCAAGTCTTCTTGAAAAGAAAAATTAAGTTGGTTTTGTAAAGTAGCTAAAGATTCTAATATCTGTCTTTGATTTTCTACATCATATTCTTCTTTAGGCTCTGGTATAGGGTTATTTATTTTAGCCATTATCTACGTCCATCTGGTCTAGCATCAAGTCTAAACGTGCCGTAACGCCATGTTTCACCTACAGCATCATTTTCTATTTTAACAGAAACTAATCGACCCCTTGCTCGTGTATCTATTTTGTCGGTAGTAGACGATACTGTAAAAGGTCCAAGAGGTGAACTTGCAGCAGTATTATTAGGGTAATTATTTATTAATAAAGTAATTTTTGAATTACCTGTGAGAACTTGAAAGTCTGGTATAAATCTTTTGACTGACATAAAAAATTCACCATCTCCTCTATAATTAGGGATTTTTGTTGTTTGTCCAGATAAGTTCATAGATGCAGTAATATCAAAATCACCTGATTGAATAAAAGCATTAATAGACGTAGTGCCTGAACTATTTACTTGGTCAGTCCCTTTTTCGTGCTCATAGTATGTAGAAGCTCCATATTTATTTGTAATCCCCTGTATATCAAAACTAGGAGTAGCTGTTGAATTATATTCAGTTGCAAAAGGTAATTCAAAAACACCTTGATCTAAATAACTAGATCGTGCAAGAGAACTAGTAGTCCATAAATTTTCTAAATAATTATAAGTAACACATCTATCTATTTGAGAAGATCCTGCTTTAGGATAAAACCAATTAATTTCTGTATATAAAGAATTATGTTCTGCATGAATTAATTGATTTGAAGTATAATTAATTCCTAAATTATCACCAGTAGTTGTAAATACAAAATCTTCTACCAAACATGGGAGTGATTTTACAGTACCATCATACATAAAAAACCCTCCTTCACCGGACATCCAAAAGACTCTACCATCAGAATAACTTAATGCATTCTGTCCTATTAATCCACAGTTACTACCAACTTGTCTAACAGAAAATGTAAACGGAGCTCCTACAAATTGAATAACATATGCAGATGTATCTGTTAAAACTAAAGTATAGTCTTTACCAGACACGGCTCCTATAATCTCATTACCTTTATCAAGTCTAAAAGTACCAGCAGTATTCGTTGCAGTGGGTTGATAAGTAGTAAAATCTTCTTGATTACTAAATCTTATAAACATAGGGTCTTGGGTTGTTGGACTACCAATAGTTGTTTCAGTTCCAAAATGAAACACATGTCTATCTCTATCAGAAACTTGAGTAAGTCTTGTTTTAGTTGGTGCTCCAGACATAACCGTAGCTCTATTACTAGTCGGATTAGCTGCCCCTGCATCCCATGTAAATGTTCTACCATTATGAATTGTTGCAACTAATATCTGACCAAAATTATCTAATGACCACAAACCTGGATCTAATACTACATTAGTAGTTGCTCTAGGTGTATTCCAAGTGCTAGTGTTCCATGTAGAAGTACCCCAACCAAAACCACCTGTTTGAAACGTTGGACCCACAATTTCATATGGATCTATTTGTGCTGAACCAGTGCCTGATGTAGACCCTGCTGAATTAGATGGCATAATAATTTCAAAACTATTTGCTGATATATTAGATGCCTGTATTTCAAATGAGTTACCTGTAAAATCAGATGTTGCATAACCAGAACCTGTTGGAACAGTAACAGATGAAAATGTTATATATCTTCCAGCTAATAACCCATGACTAGTTTTATTAACTGTAACTGTGGCAGAACCTGTCGATGCGTTAAACGTAGCTCCAGTAACTACATCATTGTCTAGAGGACTAATGTCATAAAATCTATTGTTAGAGTATAAAAATAAACCCTGTGAAGTTCCAATCGCTACATACTTTTCTCCTTTAATAGAAATAAAGGCGTGTTGGGTCCTTGCTACTCCAGGTAGTGTATGACTTGAACTAGTAAGCTGGTTCCAACCACCTATTTTTTCAGGTAGTCCGTATCTAAATCTAACAAAATCACCATCGATCCATCGACTTTCGGCTCCTGATTCTGTAACCATTTTGTCAAAACCGGGTTTAAAATTAAGTTTTTGTAGCATGTTTTTATTCTACTTTATCAAGTATTAAATTCCAAGACAAATTATTTAGTAATTCGTCGACATTAAAATCTCTTTTATCTTTAGATTTAACATAATTATGCAGCTCCTCAGTATCAAATATAATCCATTGATTAATAGCCTCAAAAACAATCTTATCAGATTTTGATCTAAAGTAGCCTATTTTTTCAGCTTTATTATTAACTTGTTTTAATGGTCTTATATCAAATTTAAAAGGTTGATTTCCGTTTTTTAATCTACCTTTAACATCCCAAATTTCTTTTTCTTTTTGATCTTTTGTTGCTAGAACAGGTTCAGATAAAAGATTTATAAATGTATTCAGAACACTAAACTTTTTTAAACCAAGATGGAAGTCCTAGATGAGGTCTTTTATCAAACAGGTGTTTTTTAGCTTCAGGTGTTTTACGATTATTATAATGAAGAAATACTTGTATACATTCTTTGCCTGTAAATTTTCTTCTCCAATGTTCTAATTCACATCCAGAATAAACTAACATATCTCCTGGTTTTAAATTTATTTTTATACCTTTATCTCTTGTAGGAGAATAGTGTTGTATTTCATGTTGACCAAAATGAGGACCATACACATGTCCAGCTTTAGGATTAGGATTTAAATATATAGGCCAATCATTGCCGCCTAAATTCATAGTTGTAGATATTTCACAACTAAATCTATCTTTGTGACGATGAAGAATATCTCCTTTTTTATAAATTCTTGCATAAGAATACGATGGATTTAATTTTAATCCTGTTACTTTTTCCATTTCAGGTTGACATTTTAATAGTAATGTTTCCATAGCAATATTTCCATATTGACAATATGTATTTGGAATTTGTTCATTTGGTCCTTCATAATAACCTATAATATTTTCAAAAGGCGATAAATATCTATGTTCTAAACAGGTGTTATAAACTTGTTTTTGCATTCTAAAATAATTAGCAATAAAAGTTGCTAAGTCTTTTGATATTGCTTGACGTATTACTACATATTTATTTTTTTTATAACTCATTATTTATCTACATTAAAATTAATTACACAACGTATATCTTTTTTTGGCTGTTCTGCAGTATGTAGCATACTTCCATCAAAAATTACAAGTCTACCTTGTATTGGTTTTACTTTTTTTATCACTTTTTTATTTTTTATAAACAAAGTATTTCCATCTGCATTAATTACATAATATAGATAAACTAAATGTGGAGCATCATCATCAGTATGAGGAGTATCATAATTTTTACCTATTAATTTTTTTTCTAAAGGTAATTGTAATATGGACCTGCATCTTATTACATTTTTATTTTTAGCAATTAATTTTACCATGTCATAAAAACCACTATTTAATTGATAATTACCTAATACAAAATTATGAAAAAAAGCTGGTCTTTCTTGTTTTCCTTTTACATAAGAAACATCACTAGCGAAATACCAAGGAAAAGTTCTAGAAGATCCTAACATTGTTTTTTTTATAATGTTTTGATTTTTTTTAGATATACAGTTGTCTATTATTTTAAACATTTTATTTAAATGGCCACCCTAAATTCCACATTACTAATGAATACCTTGTTCCCGAAGTTACTGGTTTAACTCTGTGCCATACAAAAGAAGGAAATACAATAATAGATCCTTTTGGTAAAATTTCTTTTGCAGCTACTTGATGTTTATTTTCATCTCTCATGTGTGGATCGTAATTCCTAAAATCAAATTCTAATTCGCCACCTGTGTATTCTGATCCATCTGTTAGTTGACATGTCATAGATAATTTTCTAATTTTTCCATTATCAGGACCTTCTTTTTTATATGGTCTATCCCAACTATCACAATGCCAATCATAGTATTGATTAAGTTTATATTTCGTAAATTGACAACTTTCACTTCTATCCCATTGAAAATTCCAGCCTGCATTTCTATTAGCTATGTGAATATAAGGATGTAACTCTTTATATATCCAATTATCGTTTAACCACACTAAATCAGAATTTCTTTTACGTTTTATATCTTTAATTTGATTTTTAGTTAATTTTTCATCTGTATAATTTCCTGTTCTAGCCATAGATTCTGATTTAGATAATCCATATTTAATTATATCATCACATATTTTTGGAGGTATAGCAGACGTAAAATACCAATAATAATTATAAATATTCATAAGTTATTGTTTGAACATAATTTATTTTATCTTTATCTTCATTTGAAATAATATATGTGTTAGTTGAAGGAAACATAATGAACATATTGTCTTTAAGTTCTATATCCCAACTTCTTCCTTTTCTACGATTATCATCATAGTAAATTTTAACTTTACAATTTTTTACTTCTACTCCATAAAGTAAAACAAAATCTGGAGAATTTCGTAAATCTACCGGATCAACTTCTAATAGTGGTTTAGTATTTTCACTAGGAGAATAATAATTTCCCCATGTTTTTGTATTTATTAAATTAGTTTTAAATTTTAAATTAAAATGATCTCTTATATATGTGTTTAGTTTGTCCCAATTTTTAGAAAATTTAAAAAAATTATCTTTCATAAAAGATTCTAAAATATCAGCTCTTAATTCATTTCTATCAATTTCAAAATTTTCAGGCATTGCTACATCTCCGAGATATAACGCTTGTTCTGTCAATACTTTCTTTATCATTCTGTCAATACTTTCTTTATCATAAGAATTATATTCTTATAAACTTTTTTTAAGTATTTGTAAAGTCAGTTAAGTCCCATGTTTGATTATCTTCATTCCAAAGATAATCCCAATCATGTGTTCCAGCTTCATTTTGTGAAGTTTGTTCTGAAGTTAATGCAGGAGCATCGCCAATTGGAGATTTCCAATTAGCAATTGTAGTATCTTTTACCCAAGATGGAAAAGGTTTTTCAGGCCAAAAAATTTGATTAGTTTCGTCCCAAGTAAAACCTATAGCTGCATAATTTCCTCTAAAAGGAGTTCCATCAGCTATGTGTTGATTATCACGTGTGTTATATGAAGTTTGAATCCAAAGATTTGCAGGCCAATTATTATGTGTTTCTAAATATTGTTGTCCTACTGATTCAGTTTCTACATTTTCAGAATTTAACATATCTGAATCATTCAATGTAACAACTTGAAGGACTTTATTTTCTTCTGATATTTTTGCAAAATGTGCCATAATTTTACCTATTGAAATTTATACCTTATTAAAACTATTCCACTACCACCTGCACCGGAAGCTCTTGTAGGTTGATCAGAGGGACCGCCAGCTCCGCCAGAGCCTCCACCTGTATTTGCAACACCAGGAGGTGAAACAGATAACGGAGATGTTCCTTCTCCAGCACCTCTACTACCTCCACCTAAACCTCCTGCACCTACAACACTTGTACTTCCTCTAGTATCTACACCGCCTCCGCCACCACCTGCGAAATATCTAGCGGGACTTCCAAAAGATGCGGGCACTTGAGGAATCTGTATACCATCTCCACCATTTCCTGCACGTGTTCCGGGATTAGGAAATGTAGCAGCAGCTCCAGAAGCACCGGCTCCACCACCTCCACCTCCACCTTCTCTTAAAGAGGGAGCTGGACCTGCACCGTTTCCTCCACTATTACCTTGAGGTGGAGAAACCGGAGGTGTATTACCAGCAGCACCAGGACCGGGGCCACCATTTCCAGGGCCACCAGAGCCTCCTCCACCAGATCCGCCTGCTATTCCAGTTCTAGTAGTTGTATTAGGACTTGCGGTTCCTCCTCCGCCTCCTCCAGCAGATGTAATACCAAAACCACTTGAAGGTGATCCTGAAATACCTCTTACAGCAGATGGTTGTCCAGGAGCAGGTGCTGCTCCTCCACCTACTGTTATTGGATAGCCTGTAGCTGAAACAGGAAAACCGCCAGTTGCAGGAGAAGGGAAAATAGATCTGAAGCCTCCCGCTCCAGCACCGCCACCTCTTCTACTACCTCCTGAACCACCGCCTCCTACGACCGCATATTCTATTGAATTTGAACCTGCTGAATTACCAGCATCAGTTACTGTGAATGTTCCAGGTCCAGTAAAAGCATGAATTTTGAAATCACCATCAGTTGAAATTGTTCCACCTGTTGCAGAAACAAATCCTGCATTAGTTGCTCCTCTAAATTGACCAACTGAAATTTGTCCAGAACTTGGAATAGGACCATTAGGAGCAGGTGCACCTGAAGGAACTAATGGACCTCCTGAATAATATTCTGATAATTGAATTGGATTAGATCCTCCAAATTCAGTTTGAATGTCTGATAATTTAGTATTGGTACTAGGAACAGCCATTATTATTTTTCCTTACTTAAATCTTCTACTTTATCTGATAATACTTTAACTGCTTCAATTAATAAACATGTTAACCTGTCATATTTAACAGCTTTGATACCATCTTTTCTTTGAGCAACAGCTTCTGGTAAAACTTTTTCTACTTCTTGTGCTATTACTCCAACATCTTTTTTTCTAACAAAGTAACCATCTTCTCCACCTTGTTTTTTAATCCATTCATCTTTCCAATTAAATAACACACCATTTAATTTTTTTAAAGATTCTAAAGGATTTGAAATATTTTCTATATCTTCTTTTAATGCAACATCGGATGAATAAAATGCAGTTATATCATCTGTAGCACGGATTTGTCCGGTTGTGCCCGAGGCTGCAGTTCCTACTCCAAAAGAATCAAATTGAACATCATCTGTCGTTCCTACACCTAGTGAAGTCCGTGCAGTGGCACCAGATTCAGCTACCAGATTACTTCCATCACCTACAATAAAGTTACCGTTAGTATTTGCTATGTCAGCTAAGTCTTGTAAATTTTGCGTATTATTTATTACTTCAACAACATTTGTTCCATCAGAATATAATATTGCTGTAGTTTTTTCAGTGGCTCCAAAAGTAAAACCTGTTCCAGAAGTAGTTTTAAAAGTTACTGTGTGAGCACCTGTAGTAGCATTTTGTATAATATAAGTTTTTTCAATTCCATCAGGAATTACTACATTTTTATTTCCAGAAATAGTTCCAGTTAATTTTATTACTTGATTTTTACCATTTGATAAAACACCATTTGAAAAAGTTAAGGTTGCTGCAGCTGTAATTCCGATTGAATCATAACCACCAATAGCTTGTTCTAAAATTAATAAATTTGTATTAGTAAACTGTCCCCAAGTTCCTGAGTTTTCTCCTGTTGCTTGGACAGTTAGTTTTAAATTAGCTGAAGTTGAATTTGCCATATTTTAATTCCTAAATATCTCATTATATTTATATTTTTACCCTAATCAAGCTACTTCTTTCCAACCAGGAGGATCAGTAGGGGCACTTCCTGTATCTACTATACTCCACTCTATATTTTCAACACTTCCTATAAATGTAGACATTGAAATTCCAGTTAATTCTGCACTTGCATCTGTAGCGTCTGCTTGACCTAAAGCTATAGTTATTTCTTGACCAGTAACATCAATTAAACTGTTTGCATCTAATGTAGCTGTACCAAGAGAGCCTGTTATTGTTTGACCAGATAAACTAACATCTACATCAATGACAACCCCTTCATTACCTTCATTAATAGATATTGCTTGACCAGTTACAGACGCAATTGCACCAGCAGTTATACTAACAGTACCTTCAGCTATTGATAATAATTGACCAGTAGTATCTGTGTTTGCATTTGCTGCTGCAGTTAAACTTCCTATTGCTGCTGTTAATGATTGACCTGTTACATCTATATCTGCTCCTGCAGTAACTGTTCCAAGTCCTAATGCTGCAGACATTCCAATTCCAGTTACCGTAGCATCTGGAGAAGGATCTACTGTTCCTTCTTGCATGGTTAATGCTTGTCCTGTTATAGAAACAGGTGTTAATGCATCTAATACTGCTGTGCCTAAATTAGAAGTTAATGTTTGACCTGTAACACTAATATTTGCTGTTCCAGCAGTTGAAACAGAACCTAGATTAGAAGTTAAAGCTTGACCACTAACAGAAACTTGTACTCCAGAAAAAATACTAACGTTACCTTGTGTAGCAGTTATTGCTTGACCTGTTACAGAAAAGCTTACATCAATAACAACTCCTTCATTACCTTCATTAAAAGCAAGGGCTTGACCGGTTACTGCAACACTAATGCTTTGTGATCCAGTTGCAGCAAAAGGACTTTCTGCAAATGCTGTAATTCCAAAAGCCATTGGTTAGGCTCCTTTTTTGAGTTCTTCTATTTCTTTTTTAAGTTCTTTAACAGATTCAATTAAAATAGCACAAAGTCTTTCATATTTAACTGCTTTAGTTCCATCTTCTCTTGTTGCAACAATCTCAGGTAAAACTTTTTCAACATCTTGTGCAATAACTCCAACTTCTTTTTCAGCTTTTAAATGTTTATTTTTTTCTAAAGCTTCTTCAGTCCAATCATAGTATACGCCGTTTATTTGTGAAACTTTATCTAGAGCACCATCAATGTTTACAATATTTTGTTTTAAATTTTTATCAGAAGTAGAAAATGCTGTTACATCTCCTGTTGCTGTAATAGCTCCTGTAACTGCTAAAGTAGATCCATCAAATGTCATGTTAGCTTCTGCGTTCATAGCATCTGCACCAGTTGCAGTTAGAACTCTGTTGTCAACACCATTGGTCATGAAGTCTGATACATCAACTGAAACTGCATCTGCTGCAACATCGATACCAGTTCCGGCTCCTACGGCTAAACTAACTCCTCCAGATGAACCACCACCTGTTAAACCATCCCCTGCTGTAACTGCTGTAATATCTCCAGTGTTTGTAGTAAACCCAGCGTCATTATCGAAGATTGATAAACCTATTTCACTAGCTGCTTTTCTTCTCTCTGCTCCTGAATCTAAAACAATAAATTCATCTGAACCAGCCATTGTTGCTGTCATGTCAGTAAGTTCAGATAAATCTAAATCAACGCTAATAGTACCAGAACTTGTAACAGCTGAACCAGCATCTAATCCAGTGCCTGGTGTAATACCAACACTAGTTACAGTTCCCGTATTTGTAGTAAAGCCAGCATCATTATTAAAACCTGAGTTATTAATATTGCCTTTAGTTAATTTTTTCTGTGCATTAGAAGAATCAACCACAACAAAAAAATCACCATCACCATCTGATGTTGAAGTTGTAAGTTCAGAAAGATCTACATCTACTTGATCTGCTTGTACATCAATTAAATTTCCTGCACCAACATTCAAAGTAACTGAACCAGATGCTCCTCCACCAGTTAAACCAGATCCTGCAGTTACACCTGTAATATCTCCAGTTGTAGGAGTTTCAAAAGTAACAGCTCCAGAACCATCAGTTGTTAAAACTTGATTTGCAGATCCATCTGATGTTGGAAGTGTATAAGCTGAAAGAGCAAAGTTTGACCCATCACCTTGAATAATTTTTCCTGCTGTTGTTGCTAATCCTGCAACATCTTGTAATTGTGCATCTAATCTTGCATTTGGTAAAGTACCAGAACTAATATTACTAGCATTTGTTGTATCAGTTGTTGCAGAAGCAACTAAACTTAAATCTGATCTAACTTCAGATGCGCTTCTACCTTCTAAACCACTAGCAGTGAAACGAGCAAAATCATTGTCAGCAGCATCTGCATCGTCTATTTTTACTGCATTAGTATTTGCGATTCCAAAAGTTAAAGCAGCTTGACCACCAATGTCTGAAAGAACTTCAGATGTGCTTCTACTTTCTAAACCACTAGCAGTAAAACGAGCGTACTCATCATCAGCTACTGATGAACTATCTATTTTTACTGCATTAGTATTTGCTATTCCAAAAGTTAAAGAAGCTTGACCACCTATGTCTGAAAGAACCTCACTCGCAGAACGTCCTTCAATATCTGTTCCGTTTACACGTAAAAAATCATCGTCTGCTACACCACTTGTAAATTTAGGTACGTTTGTATTTGATATTCCTGTATCTAATACAGCAGCTGTTCCTAATCCTAAAGTAGTTCTTTGAGCACCAGCGTTTGCATCATCAAGAAGTGCTTTACCTGCAGATGTTAAATCATATGTTGCTGCAGTTCCTGATCCTGTAAATTGAATACCTTTATCTGCTGCTGATGTTAAACCTCCAATTGCAGCAAGATCTGCGTCTAGTCTTGCATTTGCAACGGTTCCACTTGCTAAGTTACTTGCGTTTAAAGCTGTTAAATTAGATCCATTGTTTGCAACAATGTTTCCGCTAGCATCTAGTATAACTGATTTAGATGCAGGAAGAGTACAGAAAACATCTTTCGTGCCCGCAGAAAAGTTTACTGCAGAATCACTATTTGATGATGAAATAACTGTAGTTCTTGCAAGAGTATCTGGAGTTGCATCAGTTACTGTACCTAGGCCAACTTCAAACTCACCATTTTCATTTACGATAGAGTAATAAGTTGTATTAGAATTACCAATACCTGCTACAAATGTTTCAAAACCTAGAACTGCTCCTGCCAGATTAAAAGTACCCGTACCAGTAGTAGTAGAGGTTTCTTTAACCCTGTCATTTACAACCAATGCCATTTAGACCTCCTATTAACCAGAGATTCTTAATATAGCTGCTGAAGTCGTTGCTGCTGGAAACTGTACTGTAAAAGTTCCTGATGTAGCTGTCTTATCTCCTCCAAAATCTAAAACTGCAACTGCTGCATTAGTAACTGCAGAAGATGTGTTGTAGATTAATGCACCTCTAGCTGTTAACGTTACACCTGTGAATGATAGATCTGCGAAGTCAACGAATGCAACACCTTTACCTGTACCAGTTCCAATGTTTGTACTTTGACCTGTTAATGCACTACCGCCTGCTGTGTATTGACCACTATTACTTACTTCATTTGATGTGCTGTAAGCAGTAGTTGTTGAGTTTAGAGTAGCTGAAGAAGTAAAAAGAGCTAATTTAAAAACATCACCACCAGATGATTTAAAGTTCACATCACCTTCCAGTAATTGTTTTTTGAAAGCATTTGCAATCGCTTGTGTTATAGCCATAGTTTATCTCCTATTTTTTTCTATTCGAGGAACACCCATTAGGTATTCATCTTGTCTTCGTCTTCCCATTTGTTCAACTGAGAATCCTTTGACAGCCTCAGCATATTTTTTATCATATAACTGAATCATGTCAACGGGTCCTTTTAAGAATCCGTAAGCCTCGACTAGGCATGCATATAAAAGACCATTGGGAAAATTTTGGCTTATATATGTTGTAGTATTTGTACTAGATAAACCAGCATCTTTCAAGATATAATTTAGCTGGATTGTGTAAGTAGCATTAGGTGTAGGCGCAACTACAATATTTTGTTCGTCCCATAAGCTGTAATATTTTGGAACTCCGGTATTTTCTTTAGGGTTAAATTCAGACATAAAACTAGTATCTCTATACTGTAAAAAATCTCTGTTATTAGCTGAAGCAGTTCCATCAGAGTCTACTATTTGAGCAGACCTAACAACTAATAAACCTGCTGGTCTACCAATAAATCTTTGGCCAGCAATTAATTTAGCAGTATCGTATCTTCTATTATTATCAGAATCTATTTCTCTAAAAATTCTAAACTCTGCATCTTCGATAAATCCGTTTATAATACTAGAAGTTAAAACATTGGAATCAACTTCTGTATAGTTTCTAATTTTATCTACTAATTCTGAATATGTCATTATGGTGTTAGTGTAACCGGGCCAACCGATATACTTCCTCCTCCTATTTTTTCAGTTGCAGTTGCCGTACCTGAAGCTGTAAATGTGTAATTATTAGCATCTGTGACTGTAATTGTAAATCCTGTAGAAACATTAATGTCTGCAGCAGTTATACCTGCACCTGCTTCTCCGCTTCTAAACCTAACTACATCACCTGTAGATCTACCATGATTATCTTCAAATACAGATATTGTTG